TGGCAAAAAATAGAGGCGGTCAGAGTGCCTAGCGATTGGTCGGCAGAAAAGATAAAGGCTTTCGCGCTTGCAGATAATAAGACCGCCGAGCTAGCGGAATGGGATGACGAAGTTTTGCAGTTGCAGGCGCTAGAGCTAAAAGATGAGTTTGACCTAGCCGAGTTTGGATTTACCGATGAAGATTTGAGTGTGTTTAGTGTTGAGGAGATTGCGCCGCCGGAGCTAAGCGACGGAGAGGCCGGGGACTTTGAGCAAATTACTTTTACCCTCCACACCAGTCAGGCGCAGATTATTAGGGATGCCATCACCGAGGCTAAGTTGCAGGAAGAACTAGAGCATCCGGAAAACAACAACGTAAACGCGAACGCTATTGCGCACATTGCAGGGGCTTACCTTGGTCTATAAAGCAAAGGATATCCGCGTCAAACCTATCGCGGCTAAAGACGCAAACAAAATAATCAAGAGTTTGCACTACTCCGGCAAGGTTGTCCCTAATAGCCAATTGCATTTTGGTATCGAGCTTGACGGACATTGGGGAGGGGCAATGCAGTTCGGCCCTAGCATGGTCAAGAAAAATATGATGGGCCTAGTTGAGGGAACTGGTTGGAATAACTTTTTGGAGTTGAACCGGATGGCCTTTGCCGACTGGCTTCCACGCAACAGCGAGAGCCGGGCCATAGCTTACGCGATGCGCTATATAAAAAAACATTACCCTCATATCAAGTGGATTATTAGTTTTGCAGATGCTACGCAATGCGGCGACGGCACTATCTACAGGGCTAGCGGATTTTTGTTGACTGATATACGCGAAAGCGACAGCCTGAGGCGCAACCCCGAAACCGGTGAAGTGATGCACACTATGCAGGCCTATCACCTAATGCTCAAAGAAGAATTCAAGAATTGGGAAAAACTACCGGGGTATCAGCTTCGTTATATTTACTTCATAGACCCTGAATGGAGTGATAGACTAAACGTCAAGTCTTTACCTTTTAGCGACATTGAAAAAATGGGCGCGACAATGTACAAAGGCTCCCGCCCGGGAAGCATAGACAGCGATGCAACTCCATTCCAAGGAGAAAAGGGAAGTGCAACTCTTACCTCCGGGCTCAAAGAGGCTAAAGCATGACCGCCGGCAGACCGGCAAAGCCTATCGAGCAAAAACGTAAACTCGGCAACCCGGGTAAAAGAGCAATGCCTAGCGACGCGATTGAATTACAGCCGGTCAACGAAATACCAGAACCTCCAAGACCGCTCCTGAAATACGGTCGCGATTTTTGGGATAGGACTTGGAATATGGGTCGGACTTGGATTAGTCAAGATAGCGACATGGAGCTTTTACTTATAACTTGCGAGCTGATTGATGAGCGCTGGAACTTGCGCGCGCAAACCATGCAGGAAGAAGACCCGCGGAGGCGGAGAGCATTGGCTAGCGTTACGGCGCAATTGGTAAGTAATTTGTCTTTATTAGGTTTCAGTCCATCTGACAGAGCAAGGCTAGGGGTTGCAGAAGTCAAAACGCAGTCAAAGCTCGAGGAGCTCATGCAACGGAGAAACAGTAAAGACTAATGACCGAAATTCAGGGATGGCCTCCTAAGTGGCTAACCGAAGTCCCCGACGAAGCACGCAACTCCGACGAGGGTCAGTTAGCTATCGACTTTGCTGAGTCCTTTGGGATTATTACCAAAGACAGCGTCGCCGGCAAAGCCGGAGAGCGGCTAGTCCTTAGGCAATGGCAAAAAGAGCTAATCAAAAACGTTTTTGCTCAAGAGGATGGCGGCTTTCGTCATTCCACCTCCCTGATAGGTATGCCTCGCAAAAATGGAAAGTCCGCCCTCGGTAGTGTTTTAGCTCTTTACAGCTTGATAATGGGGCCACGAGGCGGAGAGGTTTATAGCGTTGCCGCAGAAAAAGAGCAGGCGCGCATCGTGTTTAGTGACGCTCGCAAAACAATTGAAGCAACTCCGGAGCTGTCCGAGATAAGTAAGCTATACAAAGACGCTATCGAAATTCCATCATTGGGAAGCGTGTACCGGGTACTAAGCGCCGAGGCCTATTCCAAGGAAGGTCTAAATCCGCATTTTGTTTTGTTTGATGAGTTGCACGCGCAGCCAAACCGCGAACTCTTTGATGTTATGTCCCTAGCCATGGGGTCGCGCGGAAAGATGGCAACGTTGCTAGCAATTACCACAGCCGGCGTCAAGTCTGACTCAAGCGGGAAGGACAGCATCGCCTACAGCTTGAAACAATACGGTGAAAAAATTGCGCGCAAAGAAATTGAAGACAATTCGTTTTTTATGGCTTGGTACGAAAGTACAGGGGACTATCGCGAGATGGAAACTTGGAGGGAAGCTAATCCCGGCTTTGGGGACATCAACGCATTATCGGATTTCGATAGCGCGGTAAAGAGAACACCCGAGCCAGAGTTTCGGACTAAGCGTTGCAACCAATTCGTATCGAGCTTCAATGCGTGGCTACCTGACGGAAGCTGGAACGCTTGCGCAGGTAAGTTTGAGCCGTCACCTGACGATGAGATTGTTCTTGGATTTGACGGCTCCTTTAGCGGTGAAGCCTCCGCAATTGTTGGAGCGGTAGTCCCTAAAGAGGGTGAAAAAGTCAAAGTTTTTACGGTCAAAACATGGGAGAAAGACCTAAACCTAGATGATGATGATTGGAGGGTTGACATTGGAGATGTTGAGCAAACCTTGATTGACTTTTGTCAAAAATTTCCAAAGGTTAGGGAAATAGCTTGCGACCCTTTTAGGTGGCAGCGGTCAATGATGGTGCTCGAAGAGAAGGGTCTGCCAATTGTTGAATTTCCATCCACTAGCCCGCGGCGCATGGTGCAAGCTTGCGCAAAGTTTTACGACGCAGTCGTGGAGGACAGGATTATTCACGATAATGACGGCGTACTCGCAAGGCACCTGAGCAACGCAGTTACAAAGATTGACAATCTCGGACCAAGGATTGTCAAGGAAAACAGAAACAGCCCTCGCAAAATTGACGCAGCGGTAGCAGCGGTGATAGCAGTTGACAGAGCGATGCAGGGTACAATTGAGGAAGTGATACCGGAGTTTTTCTAATATGAAAAAGATAAGCGTAATATTTCAGGCAGTCGGAGCGACAGCCATAGCCATCGGAGCGGGGATTATTTATCTACCGCTAGGGATTATCCTCGGCGGAGCTTTTGCTCTGGTTTTTGGAATAGCAATAGAGAGAGACAATGCTAGGTAACTTTTTCGAGCAGAGAGCGCTAAGCTTTCAACAAATTTTCGGAGCCGGGAGCGACTTTGCGCTAGGCACTCGCTCGGCAACGCTAATAACGCAAGAGAGCGCACTTCAAATAAATGCAGTATTTAGCGCAGTAAGTCTAATCAGTAACACCGTCTCAACTCTGCCGGTGGATTCGTACATTAGACGCGACGGCGACCAGAGAGCTTTTAGGCCGTCGCCTCAATGGGTGCAAAGACCAGACATTGACTTTAGTGAGAAGTCTGGATTTTATTCAAGCCTTGTCGCTAGCTTACTTTTAGACGGTAACGCCTTTATCAGAATTTTCAGCAACAACCGAGGCGAGGTAGTAAACCTAAATGTCCTAAACCCGCAACACGTTGACGTCAAGCGTTCTGGATTGGGCCGGGTCATCTTCAACGTACATGGTGAAGATAAGGCTCTAACTAGTGATGACGTTTTGATGTTGACTGATATGGTGAGGCCGGGACAGCTTAGAGGCGTCAGCAGGGTAGAAGCGCTAAAGGAAAATTTAGGACTGGCCGCAGCGCTGGAAGAGTACGCAGCTCGCTTTTTTGGACAGGGAGCAAACCCGGCCGGAATTATCGAGTTTCCCGGAACACTTTCAGCAGAGCAGGCCTCAAATCTCTCAGAGGGGTTTGATGCTAAGCACCGCAACTCCGGCAGGCGCGCTCACAAGACAGGCGTACTATCCGGAGGCGCAACATACAAACAGACAAGCGTCGACCCGGAAAAAAGTCAGGCAATGGAGGCAAGGCGATTAGCCATTGAAGATGTCGCAAGAGCTTTCAATATTCCGTCAAACTTTTTGAATTTACCCGGGACTAATACTTACGCAAGCGTCGAGCAAAACTCTTTGATGTTCGTCAAGTATTGCATCCGCCCAATTGTGGAAAAGATTGAGGGCGCAATGTCAACGCTTTTGTCAAGACAAGATGGAGGCGAGCGCGCTTTTATAAAATTTACTCTTGACGGTTTGTTGCGCGCAGATGTCGCGGTGAGGAATCAAGCCTACGCGACAGGGTTGCAGTCAGGTTACTACACCGTCAACGACATCCGTCGTTTTGAAAACTTGTCCCGCGTGGACGACCCGAGCGCTGATTTGCCACGAGTACCCCTCGCTAACGTGAATATCGATGACGCAGAGCTAAGCGGTCAGGAAAAGCGGGTCAAGATGGCTAAAGAGCTAGTAATGGTCGGCTATGACCCCGCTAGCGTTTTGGAAGCCCTAGAGTTGCCGGTCATCAGTCACTCCGGCATTCCAAGCACGCAGCTACAGCAACTCGCGCAGCTAGACCCCAATGACCCGACTAGTTTGTACGAGGACGAATAACATGCCAATCAATCA